ATCCTTTATGGTAGTACCAGCATTGAAGTACAGACAATTATCTGATTTATCCCAAACAAGATCATTAGTACCACCCTTAAATGTAGCATCACCATCAGTAGTTGATCCATCAGAAGTGACAGTACCAATAACATTTAATCCAGTAGATGCCAATTCAACTACTGTAGTAGATCCAGAAATCCAATTAAAAGTAGTTGATGTTACATCTATATTACCAGGACCACTATTAGGAGCAGAAATAATATCAAACTGTCCTTTCCTCTCCTGAAGGATTGACGTTGTGCCATCATGATATAACTGGATATCATCATGACTTCCTAATTTTAATCGATTTTCAGTAGCAGATGAACTATCACCAAATTCAATAGTGTTGAGATTGGTATCTAAAGTACCACCAAGTTGAGGTGTGGTGTCTTCAACTATATCATTAATTCCTGATGCACCACCATCATCTGCTACAATGAAACTTGAACTAGATGCTTGATATTTGAGTATTTTACCGTCTGCTACTCCAGTTGTATCAACATCACTATGATCATTAATACTATGAGTCGGTAATGATGATATGAAAGAAGATAGATCTGGTGGAGTATATGTGAATATACCTGTGGCATTAGCATATGATAATGCTCCACCAGCAGAAGCAGTAAGAGTATTGACAGAAAGATCTGATAATGCTACGTAGTCACTTACATCCTGTGGTGTGAATGTTAATACACCAGTTAAATTATTATACGAAAGTCCTTGATTACCAGCTGGCATCTGAGTAACAGAAAGATCTGTTAAAGCGATCCAGTTAGCAGAGTTATCTGTTACTACACTATAACCACCAGAACCATCAGTCTTCATCAGACCACCAGTAGTGAAGTCTGCATCCTGAATAGCATCACCAATTGATGTTATAAAGTTTGATAAATCTGGTGGAGTATATGTCAGTACACCAGTAGTATCATTATAAGATAAGTCAGCAGTACCTGCACTAAGTTTGGTAACTGATATATCAGTCAGTTCTATGAAGGTAGAGTTTAGGGTCGTTTGATTTGTTACAAACGTATCAAACTCAGACCCTATCTGGTTTATCTTCTGCCTTTGAACTTCAAAGGTGTCAGTCTTATTAACTACTATGGCTGCCATCGGACTTTATCAATTGTTTTAATAGGGTCTTGAGATCATTAATTTCACTTTTAACATAGTCCAATTCATGCTCCATATTACGGTACTTGTTTCTGGATGCTTTGTATTTGGCAAAGGAAGACCTGTCAGTATTTATTATTGCACCTGTGTTTACATCACGATATAGGTGGTCTTCATTTTCAACTTTCAAATGATTCATGCTAATAAGATGCTACTGCTCTCAAGTCCTGAATCTTAGGAACGAATGCAGGATTATTAGATTTCATAACAATCTTAATTGCATAAGAAGAGAATTCTGGTAAATTCTCTATGCTATAAGATAGTTCCTGATATGAAGATTGCTTTTCTGTAATACCACTAATGGAGTTTTCAGAAGAAGCAATAGTATCTACATCAGGTTCACCTGATTCATTGAAGTAAATCCATTCAATATCTTCAAAGTTCTCCTGTGAAGAAGACTTCTTAAGTTTATAAAGAATTTGAAGATTCTTAGTATCAGTAACATTAGCAGTAAGTTTCACATCAATAGATGTAGCTGGATTTTCAATTGCGATTTCCTTAGTTACATATTTAGAAATTCCAGAACTATTCTTGGATTGTGTCTCATTAATGAAATCAATACCATCTGAATATGATACAGATGCAATTTCAATGAAACTTGCTTCGTCTACAGGTTGATTTGGATATGAAACCAAGTCACCAACTCTAAAGATATCAGATAATTGATCATCTACACTAGCATTTCTATCAAAACTACTACTATCAACAAGTCTTCCAGTATAATCATTGTTAATTGGTTGCTTATCATTAACAGTAGTTAACTGACCAGACTTACCATTCCACAATACTATCTTTCCAGAAATCTTATTGTCGTATGTATCAGCTGGAACTGATGGGTTCCTAGCAGTTACATATGTTGGAGGTGTGGTAGTATTTGGTATCTCAAATGCAAACTTAGTGAGACCACCTGTTCCAACTTTAATGTCACCAGCAAAAGTATCACTACTAAATGATAGAACTTCATTAGCAACAAATGCATTAACAGTTGTCACTTTAACATATACAGTACTACCATCAACCTTAACAATAGTTCCTTCTGCTTTAGATGTAGCACCAACAATAGTTTGATTATTATTAATTACTTCAACACCTTGAAGACCTGAAGCAGTGAATGAATATACTGGTAAGAATGTTACAATTTGATCCCTTCTACCATAACGATCCTCTGAACCTGAAGCAGATTCAATACGATTAGTAATAGTCTTAATAGATGCCCTAGAAAGATCAATAACTGGTGATAGATGAGTAACAGTACTTGATAGATCAAGTTTGTAAACTAATGAATTGTTGATACTATTAGCAGTTTCGTTAATCTTAGAAGCAACAATCTTTTGATTGATAAAGAAGAAATCTTCATTCAAGAATGTCTTCTCGAAATCTGTTTGTGAATATGAAACGTAAGTACCTACATTATCATCTATTGGTGCAATATTTGTAGTCTTAACAAAACTATCAATCTTAGTCTGACTAAAGGTTAAGTTAGACACAGAAGCAAATATCTTTTCAAACTTCCTATTGTATGTTGCTAGTACACTTGTACCACCACCAAAGGAATTTCCAGATGCTCTAGAAGATCCATTAATGTTATAGTAATCAACACCAGTGTTAGAAACCTTATAAAGATTGCTGTTTAGTGATGAGGCAGTTACTCCACCAACATCTTCTGCATTCTTAAAGTAAACCCATGACTTATTAAGATCAAAACCATTGTCTCTGTGATTAATCTTAACAACATAGTTATTGTTCTTAAACAACGTTGATGTAGCAGTAGTATTCGCTTCTGCATTAGTTTCAACAGGATGATGGTCAAGTGCTTCAAATCCTAGATCATCATTAGAAAGTAATAGACTTGCAGTTCTACTAATATCAAACTCTGCACGATTCAATATAAACTTAACATCTTCAAATATATCTTCAGTCCAATCACCTGTGTTCTGTGATCTGAATAAAGAACCTAAAGCAGGTTGTGTTGTAACAATTTGACTTGTGGCAATTTCAACTCCACCTAATTGAGAAGACCATATTTCATAATCAATTGAATCCGTCTCTATAGCAAGAGCATACTCAGTATCATTCTCAAGATATACAGGGAAGTCAAATCCAAACTTAGTAGCAGTTATTGATTGTGTTTCTCCTGTTTCATCAATAGCAATACCCATACGAACTGCTGGAGTATCAATAGTAATCTCAGATTCAATTACAGCACCAGCATTTCCAGATCCTGTTCCTCTAAGAACAATAGATGGTGGTTCGGTATAACCAGAACCAGCAAGTGACATTTCTGCATCATATACAAGACCTTGAGAAACTCTAACCGTAGCAGTAGCATTACCACCACCAGGAAGTTGTGGACTCTCAATAGTAATGATTGCAGAATCATATCCACTACCTGTATTAGAAACATTCAATCCAGTTACACGACCAGAATCCTTAGCAATAGTTAATGTAAACTCTGTATTGTTAGCATTATTAGATTGTGTAAGAGATGTGACGTTTAATAATTCATCCTGAACAAAGTTCTTACCATTGTTGTTATCCAAGACAACAGTATATACTTGATCATTTGTAAGTGTGAATAAACCTGTTGTACTAGCAACAATCTCAATATTATTCTTATCAATTACTTTACTGATAGGACCAGAAGCATTTGATTTAGATCCAGTTACCTTCTCACCTTTTGTTATCGTAAGTGTATCACTTGCGACTACTTTTAAGAATGTCTCTGGTGTCAATACTTTCTGAGTACCAGGAACAATATTCTTACCTGGTTTTCCACTGACAACATCAGTCAAATAAACTCTCAATGGAATATTATCACTCTTCTTATTAAAGAATAGATCTAAACTTGTTACAAACACACCACCTTCAAATCCACTAACTTTAAATGTCTGAGCAAATGGGTTTGGTCTTATAGGATTCTCTGTGTTACTACCTACAATCTGTGTACCTTCATTTGCTTTAAAGAATGCAGGTCTTGTAGATATGATAGAAGAAGGATTCTCAGGTACTATACCAGTAGCATAGAATTTTACTTCAGCAAAGGTCTCTACCGTTTCAGTTTCAGCATCTGTTGAACTAGAGGTGAATCTAATTGTTTTAACACCTGTACTGAACCTTAATTCATCAGCATCTGTATCATATGATACAGTATCAACACTTCCAGTCCATACAGCATTCTCTCTAGGTGGATTACCAGCAGGAACAAGGATAACACCACTTGCATTACCATTATTATCTGTAGTAATAGATCCATTAAATGCTGATAGTGAGTTAGCAGCAATACCAGTATACTTAAGGTCAGGATTTACCCATCTACCAATATCTCTACCTTCCATGAAGACATAAACCTTTGTATTTGGTTTTAGTCTATTAATTCTAAACTTAACAGGAATACTTCTAGCAAAGTATGATAGTGATGTAGCAACAACATTTGATCCTACACCTTTAGTTACTAATCCTTTACCAACTTCATTGTTTTGTGGACTAATATTTGAAGATGTTCCTACACTAGCAGTAGCAACATTAGAACCTGCAACACTAGAATTAACTTCTGCAAATGATCCAATATTATAGAACGCTTGGTTAGCACCCAACCAATTAACTTTATATGAGTTATAAAGACTTGAGAATGCTTCCTTTAAATTTTCCTTAGCAAGGAAAATGGAATATAGATTAGTATTATTATCTGTTACTAAAGGTTCAACACTATTGTCATACCAAGAATCAACTGCTGGTCCTATGAATGAATCACCAACATACTGAAGTACAACAAATGGATTAGGATTAACTGTCTTAGTAGCAAAGTTATTTCCTAGTAGTTCTAATTCTGTATATGGAAGAGTAACTACATCACTAGATTTCTGATATCCAGAAACAGATCTTTGATCATCTCTAGTATTGATCTCAACTAGACCAATAGAATCTTCTTTTGCTTGTGAACGCAATACAGATTGTTGTGTGTCAATAGAACACTTATAATCTAATGACTTTAAGGATCCAATCCTATGAGTCTCAAAATTGTCCACAATGAAACCACTCTTAAAGCGATTGACACCAGCAGAATCAGTAATCTGCATATTCAGTGCTTGCTGTTCAAGAATGCTTAACGTTGTGTAATATTCTAGTCTCTCAATACGTTTCTCCAACTTACCAATGTCACGCATTGTGTAACGACGGTTATCAACTGGAGTAATTCTTACATCTTTACCTGTCTCTGTAAAAGCAGGGATGTACATATAGTACAATGCAATAGCATCACTAATAACATCTGGTTTAGATGGGTTAAGTGAAGAGTTACCTTGCTTAACGATAAACTGACCTTTCTTATTCAAGAACAATCCATCAATCCTATCAAGGTATTGTGTCTGTGTGAATGAGAATGTATATTCTAGTCCAACATCAGGAGCAGGAGTACTAGAAACAATACCACCAGTTCCAGTAAATGATCTACTATTAGGTGCAGACAACAATGATGTATTCTGATATCCACCTATAATTGCATCATTATCAACTTTAGGTCTAAAGTCTAAAACATCTTTAAGTGATACCTTACCAAGTACAGGTGAGTTGAATGATGGAATCTCTTCAGAACCAACACCAGCTTCATGTAAATATGAATCAACTGTGATAAAATCTCCTGTGGTATGGTCAAAGTAATCAAAAGCAATTACTAACTGTCCTACAGGTGCTTCAAAACCAGGTTTGATAACCAGTCTAGAGATATCATATATTGTGTCTCTCTGACCATCGTCAAATGTAAACCTATTAGTAACATCAGTACCAGTAACTAGGTTACCTGCTTTATCAACAACAGGTGGTGTTGATGTAGATCCTTCATAGACATACTTCAAATTAAATGCATCAGCATAACTGTATACATCTAAAGACTCAGTATCATAATCTCTACCTCTGAAAGGTATGACTTTATCACCAAGAGCTTCAACAATGATTCTCTTGTTTAAATTTGCTGTCTTAAGTCTTGGTTTCGCTTTGGTAACTTCAAGAGTAGCAGTTAATTTAAGTGTTGGATATGTTGTATATGATGCAGATCCAAAATAGTTTGCAGGTAGATTCAATTTAACACTACCAGATGTCAAACCACTAGCAGCATCAGTAGATGCCTTTATCTCAACTTGATCTGAAGTAATGTAAATTACATCACCAGCAGCAATATCAGGAGCATCACCTGCATCAAGTATTGTTATTAGGAAGTTGCTTTCGGTAAAAGATACAAACCTTTGAGTTCCAAATGGAAGTTGAGCAGCAAAAGTAATAGAACCAGAACCACCAGAACCTGTAGATATAAAGTCTCTTCTAAGATAGTATGTAATCTTGGAATCATCAGCAGATGCAACTATAGAACTTATTTGATTAGAACCAGTCTTGTAAAGTAGAGTTCCCTGATTGAAATTCTCAATAGATGGTCTTACTCTAACAACACTAGCATTAGTAACATCATTGGGTAATGATCTATCTAAGTAAATTCTTGATTTGTATACACCAGCAGGTTTAGTAGACTGTTGTACAACACCCCTTACAAGGTTCCCAGTATTATCTGTAAACTGAATAAGATCTCCATGTATAACAAATGTTGTAGAGTCTCCACCAAATCCTGTACATTCAATATACTTTCTACCTTTACTTCCACTGAAAGTAAAATCAGTTACTGAAACAACCTCAGAATACTTCTCTTTGTTGATCTCAATATCTGCTGTGAATGTATTAGCATTACCAGATCCAAATTGAGAATAGAATGATTTGACATTCTGTGGAGTATATGTTGTAACAGCATTCCTTACCAATACTGGAGTTACAACAGCAGAACTAGTAGCACCAGTATCAACAATTTCAACTAATGGTGGTTGTGAGTATTCAACTAGAGCAGCATCTCTATCAACAATAGAAACTCTCCATACTAACTGGTCACCACTAACATCAACCTTAATTTTGGAGTTATCATACTCAACACCATCAACTCTAATAGTTGCTGTAGAAGAATGGTTTGCACCTCTACTATTAACAATAAAATGAGATATTGTATTATCTTTTGCAATCCTTAATGTATTACCTGCTTCATCAGCAACAACTTCACCACTCTTAAATACACCGAATAAACCCTTTAACATAAGAGTTTTGTTCTTAGTATATGATCCTGTAGAAGTTCCTTCTATAACACCATAAGCACCACTAGTAAGACCTCTAACATATTGTCCTGGAGTAAAACTACCAGAAACTGTAATCTTATCGTCTAATTGTATTTTGGTAAAGAAGTTTGGATCAAAATATGATAGTCCAAATGTACTATTATATGTTGCATCTCCATTTGATAATCTTCCTTTAGAGACAACAATATCAGTATCAGAATTAAATCCAGCACCTCTTTCTAGAAGAGTATAGTTACTAGGTTTTGCTAAACCAATTACAGGAGTAATTGTTTCGTTGTAGTCAACGAGCTTACCAAAAGGAACTGAACCAGGTGTCTCAGCATCATTTTCATTGATGTAGATATATCTGATCTTATTAGCATCAGTCTCATCATATTCAATAAGGAAGTCATCTAAAAGATTCTTCTGTGTAGTTACAGTTATCTCCAAGTATGTAACTGTATTATCTGGGTTAGACTCTAGTCTAGGAACTTTGGAATAAGATAGAACTTCAAAACTATTTGCTACAATAGTAGTTCCACGTGATTGAATATACCAAAGAGTTGGTATACCATCAGCAGATGTTCTAAAGTTAACACCAGTAAGACCTGCAACCTTCGTAGCATAGTTATTATCAACTTCGATATAGATGGTTTTAATACCTGAGTTTATATCAAAGAAAGAACCTCTCCTATTAATAGTCTGCTTAGGATCAGTCGCCATCTCAGTATTATTCATACCGATAGATCCATCATTAAATGCAGCAGACAGATATACATTAGGATATGATGTAAGTTCAGATCCTTCTGCGTTTACTGGGATTGAACTATAATTGTTAGTAATTCTATAGGTTGGTAGACCTTTAGTTTTAAGACGTATATCTTCTCTGTTTAAAGTTTCACGTGCTTTATCAACGTCAATATATTTGGTCTCCTTATTGACAATCTCGTAACCCTTAATATATGCCTTACCTGGACCAACACTAGCAACTAACTTTTTGCCAGCATCAGATTCAGATAAACCATTTACTTTACCTTCTGAATCCTTTCCATGTATACCAAGATTACCATTCTTTTGGTAATACTCTCTTACATCAAGAGAGAAGTTATCTACAACATAATCACCAGACTCATCATATGTTCTACGTGCAAGAGTCTGTTCTAATAAGTTGTAATCAGTTTGTGTTACCTGTACTTGTACTACACCATTCTTTATTTGGAGTAGTTTAATAAAATTCTTATCTGTCTTCTCTTCTAATCCGTATACAACGAGACTCAACTTGAGACTCAATCTATGTGCTCCAGGCGCAGAATAATTTGAAGACCCTATTGAATTGTCATAGAGACTTACATCTTCTTCGGGAGTTACAATACTCTCATTAATTTTAAATCCAACTTTAGCAGATGGTTTGTCATAATATTTGTCGATGACCAATAACTGTGCATCGTTTCTTACAAAATATCCATTAACAAAGTAAATTCCTTCTTCTACCTTAACAGCAGAAGCATATCCCATTGCAGGACTTTCTAACGTTGACGATGTACCTGTGTCAGGATCAGTAATAGAAATACTAGTAGGAAGTACGCTTCCATCGGTTCCAACCACTAGGAGTGGTGTATTAACGCCGTCTACGACCTCTAGGGTCTCACCTTGACGGAATGTGTCCTCATTACCTGCATCACCACTATTGGTGTATGTAACATATAGTACATCAGCAGCAGTTTCTGTTGCTATGCTAGATTGAAGGATAGTTGCAATAACTCCAGAAGTTAATCCTTTAATCTGACGGTTTGCTAATTGTGTTACATCATATTTCTTATAAACTATCTGACCGTTTTGGTTTGTAGGTATCTCAGATACCGAAGATAGTTTAACAAAATGTAATTTGTTGTTAAAACCAATTTCACCAGGAATGACTAATTCACCCTGTTTAAACGCATACTTACCAAACTGCTCAATCTGATTTTGCAGTAACGACTGAAGCTGCGTTAACTCTCTCGCTTGGATGGAATATCCAGGGCGAAAGAGTACTTTATAAAAATTCTTGTCAGTGTCAAAATCGTCGTAATATGGTGCGACATTAAGATTCGTCTTTTGAGGCATTGCAACCAGTCTCTAATAAC